AGGAATTAAATCTTTGATGAAAAAAATGCCTCAAATTTATAAAACAGAACAGGAGGCACTCGATGGAATCGCACGAAGCATTGAGGGTAACTATAAAGGCTTATTCGAACCAAATAAAACCAATAACCCTAAACAACAAGAACCAACAGTAACACGCGCCTCGATGGGGCTAAAGATGCAATGAGAAAAAATATTTTTAAAATAATTTAGAAAAAGTTTGCAGAATCAAAATAAGGTTGTATGTTTGCTGCATCAAACACTTAAAAACTTACACAATGAAAGCACAACTAAAAAAATTCAGAATTTGGAAGACTACCGAATTTGGATTAGGATGTTTTAACATCAAAGCGAACGATTTTCAAGACGCATTTAAGAGGCTTGGCAAAAAGGACAAAGCAAGCCTATCTGCATGGATTGAGGACGAAGACGGCGAGTCTATGACCTTTGCCCAAATACTTGGAATCGACGAACAATTTTAAACCTTTAAACACTCAAAATATGCTTTACGTTAGAACACCATTGCACGGAAATGAATACAAGGTTTGCGACGAAATTACCGACGAAGTAGTCGCAATATTCTTTAACCAACAAGACGCTATTGATTACGTCAACTGGAAAACAAATAGGCAAGAAATATTTTAGGCGACTAACCACCGCCCAACTTTTACCGCATGAAACCACTACCAAAAATCGAGCAGGCTTTAATTTTCCTTTGCTTAAACGCGGATGAAAATTATAAGGAAATAATGCCGCAACTAGGCGAACATCTGTTTCAAGATGCCACCGCGTTAAGTTGTTTTAAGCTCATTAAGGCAATCATAAAAGACGAAAAGCAACCAACGCTCTTAACCATTGCCCAATACAATAAAACCGAAAAAAGCCTAACCCCGCAAAACATTTCAGAGCTTGCAAGCTGGGGTAATGAGTTATCGTACAACGAACCCGTTAACGATTACATCGCAATTCTAAAGGACGAACACATTAAACGCTCAGTAAGTTCAATACTAACCGAGCAAGCGTTAGGTATAGGAACGATGCGCAGCGGGGTTGAAACAGCAACCGAAATAATTAAACGCCTTAACTCTTTAATAGAGGACGGTAGCCCGACGGATAACATAATTAACATGGCTCAATTATCCGACGAAGAACGGCAAGCATATTACCGCCGCAACGCTTTGTATCAGTCAGGTCAAACGAGCGGCTTAAACACGGGCTTAAGCGCCTTAAATCGTTTTACGGGTGGCTTTCACCCCGAACTAATAATCTTAGCGGGTCGCCCGTCAATGGGTAAAACCGCCCTTGCACTATTTCACGCGGTGCAATTTAATGAGCCGGGCGTTTATTTCAACCTCGAAATGAATCGCAGCCAGTTAGCTCAGCGCCTTATATTGCAGCACGGAGAAAGCCTAATTAACAGCGCACGCCTTCGCGATGGTAATCTAACGCAACCTGAGTTACACGCATTCGAACAATCAATAGGCAAAACAGAAAAGTTACCTATTTTGATTTACGATAAGGCTCGATGCGGAGTACATGAAGCTGTTAGGATATTGCGCCGCGAGGTGCGTAAAAATCGTTGCAAGTGGGCTATAATCGATTATTTGCAGTTAATGACTATTGAGGGATTTAAAGGCGGCAATCGCGAGGCTGAGGTAGCTGAGATAAGCCGAACACTAAAAGCCGCGCAAAAGGAGTTAAACATACCAATTATCGCACTTGCTCAGTTGAGTAGACAGGTAGAACAAAGAGCCGATAAGCGCCCGATACTTTCAGACCTTCGCGAATCGGGTAGCATCGAACAAGATGCCGATACCGTGATGTTCGTTTGGCGACCAGCTTATTACGCGCTTACTGAAGATAACGGCACGCCATACACTAACGATGTGTTTTACTTATTCGAGAAACATCGGCAAGGTTCAACGGGTGAGGTACGGTTTAAGCATAATGAAACGCTAACCCACTTTAGCGACAACGGCGGCAATACTGGCAGCACCTTTTTACCAGTTAAGGAAACCGCAATACTACCTAACGAAACATTTGATTTTACGCCGTTTTGATTTCGCATAACGTTTTGCGTATAAACGAAGGTTTTAAAAACTTAACGATATAACATTATGAAAATGAATTGGACAAAGAAACAAACACAAAGGTACGGTGCATTTTGTGCATTTATTGGTTTGTTGATAGGAATTACAGGAACGATATTGATACAGCAAATACTCAATTGTTTTTAAAACTTTTGTTTATACGCTGTTAGTTGTAGTAAAGCATTAATGGGAATAAATAATAAAGCAGGTCTGTGGGTAAAATAAAAGAATCTCTTATCCCTTTACGAAAGGTTCTCTGCTTTATTACCACTAACGGTTTGCAGATACACGCTGTGAGCGTTGGATTGAGGGAGGGAAAATAGCGTGTATGTGCTGTTAGCAGAAGTGCTTTTCATAAATTTTAAATATAAACAAAATGGTAAACACAGAATTATTAAAGGTTGCAACTCCTGAAAAGTTGATTGAAATTGGCTTTATCGAAGAAAACGATGGAAGCGAAGACCCAAGAGGTATTGATTACAATATCAGAAATGAAAAGTATCATTTACTTGTCGACCCTTGGTGTGAAGTAAAATTGTGTCGTTTAAATCCCGATACGGATTACATCACTATTCATTGTGAAAGTCTATTTGATTTACAATGTGTCGTTGACTGGATTGCTGATTAGCATTTCTGCTAACTCTCCGATAGCCGCTATAAACTTTCGAATTATATAACCACCGAGAAACGCATAATATGGAAATGATAGAATATTTGCTTAACAAAGCAAAACGAGAAAGGCATTATCAAGAAATGTATAATGAGATTGTAAATCTTTTGTCAGACAAAAATGTTATGCTTAGATGCAATATTGTAGATTATACTTCAGCGAGAAAAGTTATTGCAGAAAAAGGCAAAATATACTACATTGATAAAGTACAAATGAGAAAAAGTGGAGAAAGAATTTATTTTTCATTTGAGCTTAATGGCGAACAAATCGAACTTACTGAAGATTATTTAAGCGATTATCAATTTTGCGAAAAAATAAAAGCAGAATACATACCGCAATGACTACCGAGCAACGCATAATCGATTACATGACAAACTACGAACCCGAGCAAGGCGAATTTAAAGAGGGCGTTACGCATTACACCGATACGCTTAAGACGCACCGAAGCTATGCAGCGCAATTAACGAGCGCGCCACGCACCTCGATAGCCTACCGATTGTATTTAAACCGCTCGCTCGATTGGTTAAAGCTCCTAAAAAAACACGGCATTAATTTGCAAAACATAATCAAAAAATGACTATATTTGCAGCAATGGAAGCAACACCGAAACCGATTTCAAAGCGTGGTGGTCGCCGTGAGGGTGCTGGTAGGTCGAAGCAATACGGCGAACAAACATCGACGTTATGCTTTCGCGTACCGCAAACGCACCGCGAAAAGATTACGGCAATGGTTCGCGCATACCTCGAAGGGTTAAAGCGCGAATACAAGTCAAAGAAACACGACCCTGAGTATGGATGCTAAACTATTAACCATACCGTGCGCGATTGAATCGGTAGCCACGCGCCGCGATAAAACGATTAAAGTAACAATCGGAACACAGGAGCTAACACCCGAACAAACGAGCGCGCTATTTAACCAATGGATGGGCGGCGTAGGTGTTATGGCATTTAAGGGCGAACAATTCAATTATAACGACGAACAGCTACTTAATAACCTTAAACTCGATGCCGCAGAACTCGGAAGCAAAACACCGAGCCAACGCCTACGTGCTACCCTTTACGTTCTATTTGAACACGCGCCCGAAGGTCATAAGGACTTTAACGGATTTTATGCGGCAATGATGGAGCGCTTTATTGAAATGGTAAAGAAACGAATCGACACTTATAATTTGTAATTTTGTAATACTATGCCACTATTTCAAGGAGATACGCAAACGATTATAAGCATGAACATTCGCAAGCTAATTAGCGAAGGTTATTCAAACGAGCAAGCCGCCGCGATAGCATACGCCGAAGCCGAGAAATACCGCAAAGCAAGAAACAAGAAATGAGCGTACAACTAATAAACATATCCGAGTTAACGGTTAACCCGAATAACCCGCGCATCATCAAAGACGAAAAGTTCGATAAGCTGGTTCAATCGATTAAGGAATTTCCCGATATGCTAAAGTATCGCCCAATAGTGGTGGACGAGAATAACGTTATTTTGGGCGGTAATATGCGTTTTAAGGCGTGCAAAGCTGCCAAGCTAAAGCAAGTGCCAGTTATGAAAGCAAGCGAGCTTACAGAGGCTCAAAAGCGCGAATTTATAATTAAGGACAATGTAAGCGGCGGTGAGTGGGATTGGGCGATGTTGCAAAACGAATGGGATACCGAGCAGCTCGATGCGTGGGGGGTTGATATTCCAGACTTTGAAACAGAACAGGAACTTGAAGCCGTTGAGGATAATTACGAAGTTCCTGACGAAATACAAACCGACATAGTACTTGGAGATTTATTTGAGATTGGTGAGCATCGTTTACTTTGTGGGGATAGTACCGATAGCGATGTGGTGGCAAAGTTGATGGATGGGCAAAAAGCAGATATGGTATTTACTGACCCGCCGTATGGGATAAAGGTTGTAAAGTCTGAAATGGTTGGAGCTGATTTTGGTATTGCAAAAAAAGGCAAGTACTCAGAAGTTATTGCAGATGATACAACCAATACTGCAAATGAATTTTATCTAACTTGCATATCATTAGGCTTTGATAAATTTATTATTTGGGGCGGAAATTACTTTACAGATTTTTTACCTTTTAGCGATGGTTGGTTGATTTGGAATAAAAGAGCAGGAACAGATATTAGAAATACTTTTGCAGATGGCGAAATGGCTTGGTGCAGTTTTCATACACCAATAAGAATATACGACCAACTTTGGAACGGTATGATTAGAGAAGGTGAAAAAGATAAAAGATTACATCCAACTCAAAAGCCTATAAGAATGCTATCTCAAGTTATTGATGACCACGTTAAAGGCAATTTAATCTTCGATGGCTTCCTCGGTTCGGGTTCAACTATGGTTGCATCGCACCAACTTAAACGCAAGTGCTACGGCATAGAACTTGACCCGAAGTATTGCCAAGTGATACTCGAACGCATGATTAAACTTGACCCAACGCTTACTATTAAGCGCAATGGGCAGCCATATTTACAGCGAAAAAACAGCGATGCCAAAGCCTGAGAACATAGAGCCACATAAATTCAAGAAAGGGCAAACGGGAAACCCTAACGGGCGACCGCGTAAGCTGCCCGAATTAGATAAGCTATTAGCCGATGTATTAGGCGAAGAAAAGGACGGCGTAACTGCGGGCGAAGCGATATTGAAAGCAATACGCGCACGCGCAGCTAAAGGCGACGTAAGGGCTGCGGAGTTATTGTTAGACCGTGCATACGGTAAACCAAAGCAAAGCATTGACAATAATATAACCACTACCGAGCCGCTTGTTATCATTCGCACCGAACCGAGCAAACCAGCCGAATGAATTTTACACTAACCGAAACACAAACCACAGCCTTCGATATGGCGACCAACGGGGACAAAAGAGTAATTGTCTTCGGGGGCGCTATACGATAACCGCCCCTGCTGGAAACGGCGGGGGCAAAGATTCGCGGCGGTAAAACCTATTGGTTACTTTTAACTCTAACATCGCTTTGTTTAAACTACCCGCGTAGCCGGTGGGCTGTTATTCGTAAAAGCCTGCCCGACTTAAAGCGCACCACGTTCCCGAGCTTTGCCTCGATAATGATGGACGGGGTAAGTAGCTACGTTAAGAACTGGAATAGGGAAACGAACGTTATAACTTTTACAAACGGCTCTGAGCTTATCTTTATGGCAGAATCGTTTGACGACGATAAAGACCTAAACCGCTTTAGGGGTTTAGAGATTAACGGCGCTGGCTTGGATGAAGTAAACGAATTGCAGGAAGTAACGTTTTATAAAGTACAGGAACGTATTGGCAGTTGGAATAAGGCGCACGGTAAGCCGCCTATCGTTTGCCTTGCAACGTGCAACCCAGCGCAAAATTGGGTTAAGTCAATTATTTACAACCGATACCGCGAAAACACATTACCCGAGCGTTGGGCGTACATACCGAGCCGAATAACAGATAACCCACACATCGCACCCGAATACCTCGAAGCATTAAAAGAATTACCGCCTATTCAATACGCTCGATTTGTTGAGGGCGACTGGGACGTATTGGATGACGTTGCAAACCCTTTCTTATACGCTTGGAGCGACGAAAAGCACATCGACGATAGCGTAACGCACAACGCGCACTTACCGACGTTTATTAGCGTCGATTTTAACATTAACCCTCTTTGCGCTTTGGTTATTCAAAACGTTGGCAGCACGGCTACCGTAGTGGATGAAATAAAGATAGAGCGCGGCTCGATAGATGCGTTCTGCGATGCCGTCGAAGCATTGAACATACCAACGGGGCTTTTAAGGATTACGGGCGACGCAATGGGCAAAGGCGGTACAATACAGGAGCGTGATAACTCGAGTGCATACATTCAGATTAAACGCCGCCTTAAGTTAGCCGATAATCAAATTATAATACCAGCGAACCCGCGCCACGTTAACAGCCGTATTGATTGTAATACCGCTTTAAAGAAACTCGATATACGCGTAAATAGTAAAAATTGCAAAGGCTTTGTTTTCGATGCTAAGCAAGTTCAATGCAACGCTGAAGGGCAAATAATAAAGAGCAATCGAAAAAACATTTCTGAGCGTGCCGACTTTTTAGATTGTTTTCGTTACTTTGTAAACGCAATACTTAAAATATACCTATGAGCGTTTGTTCACCTTGTTTCGATTCAGGCATTCAAGTAGCTTACTGTAATGGCGGTATAGCGTTCGGATTTGTAGAGCCCGAAACTAACTACACCATAACGTTAAAGAGCAATGCCACGAATAAGCTGCAAGTGTTTAACGCCGAATCCGATATTGACGGGCTGTTAACCATTACGGGCGCGAAGATAGATAACGGGCAGGGCTACACGCTCGAGTTATCTGGGTGTAATAAGTTTACGATTTGTGAAGTGGAATACGACTGCATTAGCTTTAGCGTGGCTAACATTGAAATGATAAGCGAAGAACCCGAAGTAGTTAACTTAATGGAATGCGTAGAATGCAACGGATAAAATCAATAATTCACGGCTGGTATCTTTGGGTAACATCGAATAAAGAAGCGAACGCATTAAGCGAAACTCGAACGCCTATTTGTAACCTATGCCAGCATCGCAATAAGGCTTTAAACCTTTGTACCGCGTGCGGTTGTTTTCTACCCGCTAAAACGCGGGTTAAAGATGCAGAATGCCCGCACGACTATTGGAGTTAGATATGACTGGGTTCATCCTCTGCCAAGCGTTCCTGACCGAATCGCTCGATACCGAGGATGAAACCCTACGCGAATTAAGCGAGCGCGAGGTTGGATTAGTTGAAATACTCGTTAACGTGAATGATATAAGCCACGTGTTCAGCGGGCAAGATGAAAACTGCATAATACAGCTACGTAGCGGTAGCATCATAAAAGTAAACAATGATATCGACCACATCATTCAACAAATTAGGCGCGCGACTGCGATTAATTTTTTCGCGCAATAAAGCGAACCCCGAACTACCGAAATACAACTTAGTACAACTATTCACAAAGGACGGCTTTAGCTACTATCGTTTCCCTAAAGAAACATCGTTACCACTCGAACGCTTTGCCATGAGCATGAGCTTGCTCGAGCGATTAAGTAGTGGGCTTTCGGGTTCTGAAATGGAAGCAATACTAACCGAAATGGAAAAGGCGTTAGGCGCTGGTTTAACGAACCCACGCAACGCCGCTTTAGTTGCTACCTACATTCATGTAATTCGTGAAAGGCAAAACACGGTAATACACCGCGACCTATTGTTAAACATTGCCGCAACGTGGGTAATACGTTCGGACGAAAACCCCGCGGTTATAAATCCAGATATTCACCAATCGAAACTAAAACTATTTGAAGCGATGGCAGAGGAGGGGTCGCACGATTTTTTTACAGGTTTGGATATCGAGCCGCTGAAACCCTTGTTACGTATGTCGCCCGAAGAGTTAACGACGTTATGGGATTACAACCGAGTGCAAATACAAAAGCTACACGAAACGTTAGCGGCGCTGAGTTCTCACCGGGACGAAGGGCAAAGCAAGCGCAAGACAAATTCCGCGAACAAGTGATGCACATCGCGGGCGGTAATGTTCTCGAGTTTAAAGAATTGATGCAGTCCGATATTGACGTTTTTTTGATTAAATTTGAGGTGTTCTATAAGCAACACCAAAATGGCTGAAGTTTTAATTAAGTACAAAGCCGACGCGGGCGACCTCGAAGCCACGGTTAATAAGATTAACGAGGTAAACAACGAGGCGGTTAAGTCGGCTCAAAAGGCTTCCGATAAGATTGCTACCGAGTTTAAAGATGCTGCCAAAAGTGCCGCCGCTGCATTTAGCGGGGGCGAAGTTAAAAAGGCGCTCGACGGTAATACGACGGCTATCGAAAAGTTAGCCAAAAGTGGTAAGAGCTTAACAGGGCAGTTACGCGGCTTAAAACAGGAACTAACACTACTTGAGCAACAAGGTAAGGATAACACCAAAGAGTTTAACCAGCTATTAATTGCAGCCGCACGGCTCGAAGACCAAATAGGCGACACGCGCGCACGGGTTAGAATCCTTGCCGCTGATACGTTTAAGTTTGATGCGGCGGTGCAAGCTACGCAAGGTTTGGCAGCGGGCTTCGAAGTTGCGCAAGGTGCGGCGGCTTTGTTCGGTTCTGAGAGCGAAGATTTACAAAAGGCTATTTTAAAAGTTCAGGGCGCTATCGCGGTCGCTAACGGCGTTCAGCAAATAGCAAACTTACTACTTGAGGAAAGCGCAATTAAGACCGCTATATTAACCGCAAAGCAAGCAATATACACAACGGTAGTAGGAACGTCTACGGGCGCGTTAAAAGCCTTTAGAATAGCTTTAGCGGCTACGGGTGTGGGCTTGTTGGTTATTGGTTTGATTGCCTTAATTGAAAACTTTGATAAGGTTAAGGCTGCACTCGAAAATTCAATACCGGGTTTTAAGACCGTGAGCAACGCGATAGGCGACGTAGTTGATACTATTAAAGAATGGGTAGGCGCATCCGATGAAGCCGAACGCGCGGGTGCTGCATTTGAGAAAGCATCGAAGCGGCAAGCCGACGCAACTAAACAAATAGTAGACGGGTATAACCGCCGCATTGAAGTTGAAAAGGCAGCGGGGCGCAATACCACACAATTAGAGATTGAACGCGAAAAGGCGGTAATAGAAGCGAGTAAAAAGATTTTAAAGGACTATCAGTCGAAATCTACTGAATTAATTAAGCTCGACGAAGAACAAAAACAAAAGGCTATTGATGCAGCAAAAGAGGCGCGCGATGCAATTATAGAAGCTGAAAACAATATTCTCGTAATTAAAACAACCGCCGCAAAGGAAGCCGCCGATAAAGCTAAAGAAGCAGCAAAGAAAGCCGCTGAAGCTGAAAAGAAAGAACTCGAGCAACTCGAAAAGGATAGAAAGGATTTATTAGCTAAACGGGTTGCAAACCAAAAAGCTGCTAACGATTCAATCGCAGCATCGCGTGAAGCCGATTTACAGGAACAATTGCAAGCCGTAGCGGTTGCTGAAGATGCGAGCTTTACATTAAAGATTGAAAGCCTCGAAAAACAAAAGGCAATCGAGATAGCAGCCGCCGAAGAAGCTGGTTTATTAACCTACGAAATCGAAAAGAAATACGCCGAACAAATCGCAGCGTTAAAAACTGGTCAAGCCCAAAGCGAGATTAATACACGGATAAATACTATTCGAGCGTTAGAAGCCGCCGAGGGTAGCACGTTAGACCGCCGCATTGAATTAATCGAAGAACAAGCTAACGCGCAAAAGCTACAATTAACAAACAGCATTAAGGACGAAAAGGAAAGAGCAAGCGCGATTCTATTGCTCGAAACCGAAACTCAAAACGCTATAAGAGCCGAACGCAAAAAGACAAATGATGAAGCAATCGATTACGCTTTTCAGGTAGCTGATGCCGTTGCTAATACTTTGAGCGCTATTGTGGAATTTCAAGCTGCACAATCAGAGGCGCGTATCGAGCAAATAAATAACGATGCTTTAGTTGAACAAGAAGCTATAAATAAAAGCGTAGAAAGCGAAGCGGAAAAGCAACGTAAGTTAGAAGCATTACGATTAAGAACAAGCCGACAAATAGCCGCCGAAAAAACCAAACAAGCCAAAGCGGATAAAGCGTTAAACATATTTAAAACGATAATCGACACGGCTGCATCGATAACCAAAACGGGTGCGCAATTAGGCTACCCAGCCGCTATACCTTTTCAAGTTGCGGCGGGTATTATTGGAGCGGCTCAATTGGGTATTATTGCAGCGCAACCGATACCTAAATTTAAACGAGGCGGTATGGTAGGCGGTCGAAGCCACGACGCGGGCGGTACGTTAATAGAAGCCGAACGCGGTGAGTTTGTTGTTAACCGCAATGCAGTAACCCGCCACCGTTCCGAACTGGATGCTTTAAATACATCGAGCGCGGCGTTTAAGCGTTTGATAGACGAAAGGTATGTTCGCCCTGCATTAAACTATTATATGGGCAAAAAGGAGCGCGCTATTAACGTCAATGCTTCATTAAATAGTAAATCTATGGAACGTGAAATTAAAGGCATGAGGCGCGACTTAAAGCGCAATAACACGGTAATAAATATTAACGGCAATGATTCGCGATACTCATGGCATCTGAATTAAAGTTTTTAATCGATAACCTCGATAGGGGGCAACCTTTGAACCCCGAAGATTTCGGTATAAATATAACCGAGGACGATGCCATAGGAGCGCGTATTGTTTCATTTGATAATGAGTTAATCTTTGGCGGCGATGTATTCGGCTATTTGTACGATAAGTTAGCAACCTCGGGTTATTGTGAGTTAGTTCGCTTATCGGTTCAATACTTATGCAGTTCGGGTACTTGGGAGCGTTTAGTTGACGGCTATTTGATTGTTACCGAATGCAACTTTATTTTAGACCGCTGTCAGGTTAAAACGAAAATGTACGACGAAACGTTTAGCACTAAGATTAACAACAATAAGAGCATACCGTTTTCGCTACGCTTAACAAGGTCAAAGAATGACACCCCAATAACACCGCCAACGATTAGACGGCTTTACGTATTTGACCCCGCAATGGGTACTTATTATACGAAGTGGTCTTTTGGTTATGGTATTTACGATGTGTTTGCGCATTTGGTAGCGTGCATGAGCGACGGGTTAATAGACTTCGATTCTAACCTATTCGCTTATTCGAATCCTAATTTCAATACGACTGTTTATACGCAGGGTAATGTATTGCGCACGAAATCGGATATTGAAATGTTCGCAACGTTCGAGCAAGTTTATTTAGTGCTAAAGCAAAAGTTAAACCTCGGCATGGGTTTCGAGCGGCAAGCGAACGGGCGACCTTTGTTACGCATTGAACCCGTTAGCTACTTCCAACAAAGCACGCCTTCGATTAGTTTATACGACCAGCCCGAAATCGAAATGAAGTTCGATACAACGCGGCTTTATGCTTCGGTTAACTTTGGCGCAAACCCGTACCTATTCCCGAATGAGTGCAACGGCGGCGAGGGCTTTTGCCTATTTCCACAGCCGCAATTTTTAGGGTTTAGAGATGAAGCATTTGGATTCGTTGGAGAGTGTAATACATCGAACGTACTTAATTTAAAAACGAGCGACGTAATATTCGACCATAACGTTATTGAGGATATATTACGTTACAATAGTCAAGACCATGAATTAACGCCCGTAATAATTCAAAGTATTTTTGATAGCAGCTTTTCGCCTAATTCATTTTTGGCTCGTTCCTATAATTTGCCGGGGCTAACGATTCCTTTTTACAACCTAAACTTTTCGAATGAATCCGTTTCGGGTAATTGGTTAAATGGCTTTCCTAATTCGCTGAATGGTTTTTTTAATCAAGGCGACTCAACTCTAACGCCATTTAGTGCTACGGTATTTGTTACCCCCGTTCAAGACTGGGAAATAATAAACACAACCTCAACTTCATTTAGTCAGTTTAACGGCGTTTTCCCTGATTGGAATAATGAGTTATCGGACGTTGGAAACAATCTAAACGGTCAATTTTATCTCATACCATTTAGCGGTATTTATACTTTTAACGTTTCGTTTTTTCTTGACCAACTTACGGGCGCGTTTGGAAACAGAACAATAATAGCACAAATAAAAAGATACGAGCCAGACGGTTCGGCTGTTATTCAAGAAGTGAACGGCACGCCCGTAACAAGCAATGTAAATATGTTAGTTACCGCAAATGCTACCTTTTATTGTAACCAAGGCGAAAGAATTTATACCGATGTAACGGGGGCTTCTACGGTTGGTCCGATGTATATGCGCATCCTTTCAGGCTTTTCAAATGCTACATTATTCAGCGGCTCGGGGTCAAATTTTCAAAGCCCCGATTTACAGCCCGTAGATATTAACGATGTGCAAGCCTACCTATACAAGTTTAAGCGCCCGTTAAGCATGGCAGAGATAAATGCTATCACAAGCGAAACATCGAAGCCTATCTTATTAGGGCGTAAAGACGACGCGCTCGCGGTTTCAACTACCTACATTAAAAACATTCAGATTGAATCAGTAATGCGCAAAGGCGCACAATTCGAATTACGTTCAAATAAACTACTGCCATGAGTTATACCTCGATACCTAACCAACCGATAATATTTAATACTATTCTGCCTGAAGGCTGCGAGGGCTGTGGCTCGGAATATTCGCAGCTCGTTGACTTTAACGACCAGTTGTTCTGGCAACTTGACTTAGGCGTTTGCGGCTCGGTTAATTTTTCCAATGAAATTATTTTTGGTGATTGGACACAATCGGGCAGCACGATAACGGGAACAGGAAACGCGGGCGGCTATGTTAAAGCATTTTTGAAATATGACCTTGTACGCAATTTTAAAATAACAGTAACAATAGACACGTACAATAGCGGCACTTTGGAAGTTGGAACTTCGTTCGGCACAAGAGTCAATTTATCTGCACCGGGTACGCATACTTTCATAATCGAAAATTATGACGGGACTAGTAACGATATTGCGTTCTTTTTTATTGGCTTGGCTGGGGATGTATTTGATGGCACGTTTACAGTTGACCAAGTTGAACCATTAGCGAATGGGTTATTATTATTTACGGGCTTAGTGGATGCGCAAACCCTTGCGATAGTTAAAAGGTTTGACCCTGTTCTAACATTAAGGGATAACTATTTAACGGTTGCAATCAACATGGCTGATTATGATATCGAGCCGGGCTGCTATCGGTTAGCGATTGCGGACTATTGCACCAATACTTGCGGTCAGTATTTCATTTACAATCCGTTCTTTAATAGTCCGTCCTTAGCAAGCGGCTGGACATCAATTCCAGCAGGCGTGGACAATTGGAACATTGGCAATGGCGAGGCTCAAATTGATTTGAATTCAATAGGCACTTCAGCCGAGCTTGTAAGCGTTACTGAATTATGTGAGGATAAAGAATATTTTATCACAATAGTTGTCGACTCGATAAGCAATGCGAGGCTTGCTTTACAGGTTGACGGCATTCAATATGGCAGCTCAATAATTGCGGCAGGCACTTACAATTATACAATCACTGTTACTCAAAGCGGCGCGGTAAGTTTGTTCGGAACTCAGTTCGGCATTTCAATCGGCGAAATAACTGTTACCAAAATAACCGTGCAAGGTGATAAAAACTATGCAGTCTACGATATGTACAGCGACCTAATCAGCGTGGGTGATTTCTCGGACGATTGCAGATTCTTTAAGATTGAAGGGTGTAACGGCGAGAATCAATTCGGTTTAGGCTTTAACGGTACATCATTTTTACCCGGCATTCGTTTAGAGGGGCGACGCTTTCAGGCGCAATACGATACCGATACAGATTTATTTAGATATGCTTCGGGACGTTGGCAGGCTTCATACGTAGACCGCAAAAAGAAACTGAGTTATTATTTTGGGCGTTTGCCCGAATACGTTTTCGATTTTCTTTCGATTGTTTTCTATTTCGATAATTGCTACATAAACGGCGACACGGTTTTCCCAGCTGATAACGAATTTCCAACTATTGAATACGATAACGCCGACGATTTAGGCGCGTTAACAATCGACTTATATAATAAGCGAGATAAGGTGCGTAAGACGGTTTGTGTTGGCGTCGATGCGAATTGCCTACCTTCTATACTCGATTTAGATACTGAGCCGTTTATACTTGCACAGGATAGCGATAGGCTACTTACTCAAGATAACATCAATTTGTATCAAGAATAAAATTCGTATATTTGGAGAACATTTGAGCAATCCTTTTTTAGGTGTCAGGCTTACGACCTATCAAACCGAAGCCGAAACAATAAACACCTTTTAAATTATGGGATGCGTTTCCTATTGCGATGTATCGCTACTCGAACATAATTTGGTGGAGTGTAACGAGTATAAACTCGGCGGTGTTTCTGCGATTATCGTAGGAGCTTGTAATGTAACTGTGGCTGACCCTGAAAATGCGACAGAAATACAAAGCTACTTAGATAGCGGAGAAGCCCGTTTGATTGAGGATATTCGTTTCGCCCTGCCTGCTGGTTCGCCTGTAACGGTAGATTCTCCTATCGGTTGCGGTACGCCGATTCGTATTAATGAAGACCGCACCGCCACGCTATACGATGCCAACGTAACAGATGAGAATAACTTGTTTTGGAACGATGTAAACAACCGCCGCGTCGGTTGGATTATGGCGTATATGTGTGATAGTGGTAAGATTATTTTTATCGACCCGCCTGTGGGTATTACAACGAGCGCTAACTTTATTTTGCCTGAGCAGAATAATGAGCTTCAGCGCTACGAGGTAACTTTCTCATGGCGTGATAAAGATATCCCAACTCAGTACAATGCTCCAGCGGGAATCTTCAGCTAATTTGTCAAACAAACAGAAGCACGCCCCGTCAAGTGTCGGGGTTGTGCTTTTTGCGTTTGGTAAACCGCACTATTACGGCGCGGCTTATAATTTAGCGTTTTCTATTAAGCGATTCAATAGCGCGCTTAAAATAGCCCTTTTTGTTGACGATACCGATAAGGTTTATGGGTATGCTAACGGGCTTGCAGAATACGTAGATTCAATAAATAAGATTAATCCCGAACACCTAACAACGGGCGGCAAGTTAGACCCCGCTAAACTGAAAATTAATCTTTACGATTATCTACCCTTTGAACATAACATTTACCTCGATGTCGATGCCGTAGCACTAAAGGATTTAGAGCCTATGGTTAACGAATTAATCAACGCGGGTAAACACTACATAAGCCATACCGTAGGCTATCACACCATACAGCAAGGGCGTGCAATACCCTCAATGCAATGGGCGTGGGCAGACGATATATGGCAGCATTTCGAATTAAACGATACGGCTACGCTACCAGCGATTAATAGCTCGATTCAATACATACATAAGGGTGAAGCCTCGAAACGTTTATACGACACGGCTAAAGAGCTTTATTATAATAACCCTTTGCCCGTTAATAAGCTGCGTATGAAGTGGGGCGGCGGGCAACCCGACGAACTTTACATGAATATCGCGATGGCTAAGTTAGGAATAGACCCCGCGATTATTAGCGTAGGGCATACCGACGGGAGCGAAAACGGTTATATTCATTTTGCAATGCAGCGCCGTTTATCGTTTGAACAAATAACAGAGCGATTCTATTTACAATCGTATTACGGTGGGCAAGGGTTTACGCCCCTGTTTTATGTTGAATGGCTCGATAGACTTTTGAAAAAATGGTTTGCCGAAAGTGGTAAACAACATATTCACTTCATAAACCGAATAACATCGAATAAGTATGCCGGAAACAAAAAGTAAAAAGGCTATTTCAGCCGAAGCCGAAAAACCGACAAAGAAAGCAACAAAAGTAAAAGCCGAAGCGGTTGAGCCTATTAAAATTTACGGGCTTGAGCCACTACCAATTAAAGATGAATCGCACCCGTGGGATTCAGAGGATGAGGTAGGTGAGATTATTGCTGCATTAATTAAGCTAACGGGCGCAAAAAAGGTTTTAGAACTTGGAACCCTAAAGGGCAAAACATCTACTGCAATGTTAAGGGCTTTGCCTTTGGGCGGCCAGCTTGTTACGGTAGATATTAAAGATAGCCGTAGTGAGGCGTTTAAGCAACTAACCGAGGCGAACCCTTTAGTTGAATTTATTTTAGGTGATTCAATTAAAACGTGTAACTCTTTAAAGGGTGGCGGGTTCGATTTGGTTTACGTTGATACGGTTCACGAGTGGGGTTATGCTTTGCCCGAATTTAAAGCGGTCGAAAACCTAATAAGCAAAGGCTCTACCCTCGTTTATCATGATACAATTAAGTTTCCTGATATGGCGCGCCTTGTAAATTATGCGAGGGCTTATGGTTATAAGTCAGTAACTTTAGATACCCCAGCGGCAAACGGTTTAACAATTATGAATCGCAAGGCGTGAACATACAAGTTAACATAGCAGTTCAGCGCAACCGAATAAACGTAGCTCAGAAGCTAATTGATTCGTTAAATAAACAATCGATTAAGCCCGATTTGATTACTATTATATTGCAGGGCTTTCGACACGAATTTAAAAGCGATATTAAGCTAAGCTATGTTTACAACGATACGAATAAAGGCTCTGCTGAACGATTAAAGCACGTTGGTAATGGCATTAACTTAATTATTGACGATGACTTTATAGCGTCTAACCAATACATTGAAACCGCTTTAAAGGGCTTAGAACGAAACCCTAAGGCATATTGTTCATTTTGGGGCTATCGTTTTTTGAATAACAATAACTATTTTAAATCGTGGGCTAATCTCGAATCATGGAAAACCTTTGAAACAGATATTAAATGTTTAATGATGGGCGTTGGTTTGTCAATTTGGAATGAATCAATTTTAAATTTAAAAGATGTTCAGTTCGAACGTAATAATTACGTCGATGTGCAACTATCGGTACATTGTTTAGCTAACCAAATCGAGTTAATTAAGATTGCCCACCCTGCTAATATTGCGCATCACATCGCAGATTTAAAGATTCAATCTAACGCCCTTTGGCGTAAGCAAATGGATAATAAAGTATTTTTGCAAAGTCAACACGACAAAATAATTAAGCTATTATGAAACCTACAATTTGCCGTTCAAAGTCGTGCGGTTCGCACGTTATCGTTAACCCAA